CCCGCCGCCGCCCACCGGCCCCCGGTTTTTTCTGGACCGAAACGCGCGCGGACACCCCGCCACTGTCCGTTTTTTCTTGCATGGATTCGGGCCTGATGGTCGCGGTTGTCGCGCGAGTCGAGCGGTCCGAAGCGTTTCGGGCCGCTTGCCGGCGTCCCCGGTCATCTCGGCTGCGCGCCCAATGGCGCCCGCCTCGGTCGGCGACGTTCCCGCGGCTGATCACAGGCCCGCATCCGCGCGCAGTCGGCACGTACGGCTCAGCGGTGGAGCGGTGGTCGCTGGCCCGCCCGCGGATGCACAAGATCCCGCTGGCGGAGATCCGCTGGTGGCAGCGGCTAGTGCTGGCGCGTGCCCTAGAGCACGACGAGTATGGCGAGCTGGTGTGGCGGACGGTGATCGTGTCCGGGCCGCGGCAGGTCGGTAAGTCCACGCTCGAGCGGTGCGTGTGTTCGTGGCGGATCCACCAGGCGACCCTGTTCGGCGGTCCGCAGGATCTGCTGCACGTGGCGCACAAGACAAAGGCTGCGAAGGAGGTGTGGCAGCCGGCCGCACGGTGGATCGGCGCGTCATATGGTCGCGGATCGGTGCGGTGGGCGATCGGTGACGAGACGATCCAGTTGCCCGATGATTCCCGGTGGATCATTCAGGCCGCCAACGATGGTGCAGGGGTGTCGTTCTCGCTGTCGATGGCGCTGGTGGACGAGGCGTGGCGGGTGGCGCGGGGTGTGGTCGACAACGCAATCGTGCCGACCCTGGCTGACACTGTGTCGCCGCAGCTGTGGCTGGTGTCGACGGCGGGCACATCGGGCAGCGATCTGATGGCGACGAACCGGGCTGCTGCGTTGGCAACGCAGCAGCCGGGCGAGTTCGACAATGTCCTGCTTGTCGAGTGGTCGGTGCCGCCGGACCCGGATCTGGATATTGGGGATCCCGGGGTGTGGCGGGCGTTCTACCCGTACTGGGATGACCGGCGCTACAAGGCGATCAGCGACGCGTGGCGCAAGGTCCACGACGAGCAGGGGGAATACGCATTCCGGCAGCAGTGGCTCAACCAGTGGATCCCGTCGCTGACGAAACCGCTGATCGACGCGGAGACGTGGGCGCGGTTGTCGTCGCCGCAGGCGCGCCCGTCCGGTCCGGTGGCGTTCGGGGTGGACGAGTCGAGTGACCGGTCGCGGGCGGTGATCGTCGCGTTCGGCGGCGGGGTGCACGAGGTGATCGAGGATCGGGTGGGAACCGCGTGGCTGCCGGAGCGGCTTGCCGAGCTGGTCGCTGCGAATCATCCGGTGGCGATCGGTATCGACGGGACGGGTCCGGCGGGTGCGGTGGCTGCGCAGTTGGCCGGTGGCCCGGCCGAGTCGCTGCTGGTGGTGCTGACCGGGCGGGATATGGCGAACGCGTCGGCGATCATGTTTGACCGGATTCAGTCGGGAGGCGTGCGGGCACGCCAGCATGCGGCGTTGGACGCTGCGGTGCGATCAGCGCGCTGGCGGCGGTACGGGCAGGCGCGGCAGTGGCAGCGGGATGGGCAGGTGTCCGGGGTGCCGTTGATCGCAGCGACGGCGGCGATGTGGGCGGCTGAGCATGCGCCGACGCCGGTCGAGAGGAGCCAGATATGGGTCTAGGCACGGTGCTGCGGTGGCAGCGGCGGCAGCGGCGGCAGGTCGCGATCGAGCAGCGGGCGGCCGGCATCCCAGTGTCGGTGTTCACCGCCGGATTCGGCCGCGACATTCTGCGTAACGACCCGGACGGGTGGGAGGTGGAGCAGCCGTGGCTGTGGTGGGTCCCGCCGCCGCCGGACGGGATATCGGCGGTGGGGAATCCGCCGCCTGGCGCGGGCGGCGGGTCGGGTGGTGTGTGGGGGGCGCGGACGTTGCCGGCGGTGACCCGGTGCACGTCGCTGATCTGTGACGTGATCGCGGGTCTGCCGTGGCGGGTGTTGCGCGGTGAGTGGGACGACCTGGGCGCGCCGCTGTGGCTGACCGATCCGCAGGCGACCCGGCCGGACGGGCGGGCGCCGGTTGCCGGGTCGCTCGCGGCGTCGGGGTTGTTGCCGGCCGCGCGGCTGGCGGGGGTGGAGTTCTGGTCGACGTGGATCCGGTCCGCGCTGTGGTGGGGCGACGGGTACGCCTACGCACCAGTCCGGGACTCGGCCGGGGCGCCGGCCGCGCCGCTGTGGATCCTCCACCCGGACCTGGTGCGCATCGACGACGACGGCTCGTATTGGGTGGCCGGTGATGACGAGGGGCCGTTGCCGGCTGGGTCGGTGATCCATCTGCGGGGCGGGGAGGTCCGCGACGACTGGCACGGCACCGGGGTGCTGAAAGAGCATGCCGCGGACCTGGGGCTGGCGCTGTCGACCCGCTCGTACGCGGCCGGGCAGTACAGCTCAGGGATCCCGACCGGCTACATCGAATCGTCGCAGCCGAACCTGCAGAAGTCCGAGGCGCAGGAGCTGCAGGCGGCGTGGATGGCGCAGCACGGCGGGCGCAGGCGGATCGCGGTGCTCAACGCGACCACGAAGTTCGTGCCGCTGTCCGTGTCGCCGTTGGATGCGCAGCTGGATTCGGCGCGGCAGTGGTCGCTGCGCGACATCGCGATGATTTTCGGGTTGCCCTCGTACATGCTCGACGTGCCCGGCGACTCGTCGACGTACGCGAACGTCGAGTCGCGGATGATCCAGTACCGGATGCTGACCCTGCTCAACCCGTGGGTGCGGCGCATCGAGTCGGTGCTGGACGCGGAGTTCCCGGCCGGCACGTCGGTGAAGATCGCGACGGCGGGGTTGGAGCGGGCGGACACGACGACCCGGTACAACGCGTACAACCTCGCGCAGATCAAGGCGGACGGCACCGGGTGGATGACGCGGGACGAGATCCGCGCGTTGGAGGACCTGCCGCCGCTCGGCGACCAGGCCGACGCGGCCGGGCAGCTGCCTGAGTTGCAGGTGGTCGACACACAGACACAGGGGGTGGCGTGATGAGCGAGTTGGCGATGGAGATCCGCGGCGTCGACACCGAGGGGCGGATGGTGACGGGCGTGGTCGCCCCGTACGACGAGGTGTCCTATCTGGCGCCGGACCCGGCGGGTGAGCGGATCATGCGGGGCGCGTTCAAGAAGTCGATCGCGCAGCGCGGCGGGCAGATCCGCCTGTTCGTCGGCCATGACCATGAGGCCGCGGCGGTGGGGCACGCGGTCGACTGGACCGATGACAGCCAGGGGTTGACCGGCACCTTCCGGGTCAGCCCGGGGGTGCGTGGCGACCAGGCGCTCGAGGACCTGCACAACGACCTGTACGGCGGCATGTCGGCGGCGTTCCGTCCGCTGGGTGTGACCCGCGGCAAGGACGGGGTTCGCGAGGTACGTGAGGCGATGCTGGTCGGCGTAGGACTGGTCGGCGCCCAGGCCTACGACGGGGCGCGAGTGCTCGCGGTCCGCGCGGCGACGCTGATCCCGGACCTGCCGCCGCGCCCTGTCATCGACCTGTCGCCGATCCCGGCGGTCTGGCTGTACGATTCGGCGCGTTAGTTCGTGGCCGCTGTCCTGGCCGCCTACATGACCGTTGCACCCGGGTAGCTCCCGGCCGCCGGCGGTAGGCACCCCGGAAGGCACCCGCGACGTGAGTTCATTCCGTCGTGTGTTCCGGGAGGACACCAATGATCACCTATCTGAAGCGGCTGCTCGACGAGCGGGACAAGCTCACCGCGACGCAGACCGCGCTGAGTGACAAGGCCGCCACCGAGGGCGTCGACCTTTCCGAGACGGAACGGGCGACGCTGGCCACGATCCAGACCCGCTGCGCCGAGCTCGACGCGCAGATCGCCGTGTTCAACGAGCAGGCCGAGTCGCAGCGGGCGTACGCGAAGATCCGTGCCGCGGCCGAGACGAACAGCGAACCGGTCGTCATCGAGCAGCGGGCTGCGGACTCGGCCGTGCAGAGCGGCGCCGCCCAGGTCGAGGACCGCCAATCGTGGATGTCGCCGTTCCTGCGTTCGGCCGAGCTGGCGAACTACTCCGGACATGGCCAATCCGGCCGGGTCGAGTGCGGGTCGCTAATCCAGACCCGCGCCGCCGGGCCGATCATGACCAGCACGTTCCCGTCGGGCGTAATCCAGCCGACCCGCTGGACCGGGAACATGCAGACCGATTTCCAGATCACCCCGTTGCTCGACATCTGCGGCAAAGCCCCAGTCGAGGCGGGTGCGGTCGACTACCTCTACGTGTCGCCAGCACCGGCCACCGCCGCCCCGGAGGTGGCCGAGGGCGCGCTCAAGCCCGAGGCGGACCTGAGCATCGAGCTGATCTCGGCCACGCTGAAGACCTACGCGCACTGGAAGGCCGCGACCCGGCAGGCGCTCGACGACCTGTCCACGCTCCAGCAGTTGCTGGAGAACTGGCTGCAGGCCGGGGTGCAGATGGCGGTGGAGGGCGGCATCGTCGCCGCGCTGGCCGCGGACGCGAACATCGACGCGGTCGCCGGGCCGAGCATGCTCGCCGCCGCCCGGATCGGCATGGCGACAGTGCAGGCCAACCACCGCCAGCCCAACGGGATCGTGCTCAACCCGCTGGACTGGGCCGACATCGACCTGGACGTGCTCGCCGCCAGCGTCGCGGGCCCGGCGGTGAACACCAACCCGTTCGGGCTGCGGATCGTCGCCGCCCCGGACCTGCCGCAGGGCACCGGCTACGTCGGCGACTTCCAGAACGGGGTCACCGTGTTCGACCGGGGCGTGTCCAACGTGTACGCCACCGACTCGCACGCGGACTTCTTCCTCAAGAACACGATCGTGGTGCTCGCCGAGACGCGGGCCCTGCCGGTCGTGACCGATACCCCGTCGCTGGTGAAGATCAGCGCCACGGAGGCGGTGGCGGGCGCCTCGGCGAGCGGCTCGAGCGGCTCGGGCAGCGGCGGCGGCGGGAAGTAAGTCCGCCATGCCGACGACGGTGGATCGGCTCAAGACGCACCTCGGCCTGTCAGGGGCACGGCCGGTGGACGAGGACGCGATGGGTGACGCGGTGACTGCCGCGAACGACCTGGTCGCGGCGTTGCGAGCCGATCTGCCCGCGCCGGACCCGGACGCCGATCCGCCCACCACGTGGGAGGACATCACCTGGCCGGCCCGCGCCGACGAGGCCGCAACCCTGCAGGCTGCGCGGCTGTACGGAAGACGCGGGTCGGTCCAGGGCGTGGCCGCGTTCGCCGACGCCGGCGTGTCGCTGCTCGCCCGGATGGACCCGGACGTGCGGGTCCTGCTCGAGCTCGGCGAATACCAGCGATCGGCGTTCGCATGAGCGGCGTCACCGATGCGATGCAGGAGGTCGTCGAGAAGCTCGAGGCGGCCGGGCTGACCGCCACCTGCGACCCGCGCGCGGCGACCCCGCCGTGTGTACTCGTCGAGCTGCCCAACCTGCGTTTCGACGTCGGCGGCGGCCCCACCGGTGAATGGGCGGTCGTCGCGCTCGCCCCGAACCCGTTCAACCTCGACGCTGCCGCCGTCCTCACGGACATGGTGGCAACCATCAGGGGCGTGCTGCCGGTCGGGCGAGTCGACCGGTACATGTACGCGATCTCGCCGGACAACCCATCCCTGCCGGCATACCGATTCCAGTTCACGATGGGAGTGGACCTGTGAGTTTCCGCGAATCACGCCTCAAGGACGGCACGCTCAACCTCGGCCCGACCGGCACCGGGCAGATCGACATGTCCTGCCAGATCACCAACGCGGTGCTCAAGACCGCCTACACCGACGACGGCGACCCGGTCACGGTGCTGTGCGGCACCACCGTCCCGGCCGGGCAGAAGGTCGACGGCCGCACCCTGGACGGCACGATCGTGCAGGACTTCGACTACCAGGAAGCCGACGGCGGGGTGATCGACTACCTGTGGAACCACGAGCTCGAGGTGGTCGACTTCTCCTTCGTCCCGAACACGGTCGGCGCGCCGACCATCACCGGGCAGGTGCAGCTCACCATCCCGGAGGAGACCTACGGCGGGGACGTGGAGACGCGGTTGACGTCGGACTTCTCGTTCAAGATCCAGGGCGAGGTGGACCGGGCCTACGCCGGCGGCGGCGCCGGGCTGTCAGCGGACGTTGAGTCCGGGCAGGCCGAGCAGGAGCCGGCCGCGGCGGGAGCCTGATGGCCGACCGGGCCGTCGTCAAGGTCGAGGGACTGGCCGCGTTCCGCCGGTCGCTGAAACAAGCCGGGGCGGACATGGCCGACATGAAGGCGGCCAACCAGGCGGCCGCGCAGACCGTGTCGCGGGCCGGATCGGCGCGGGCGCCGCGCCGCACCGGCCAGCTGGCCGGGTCGCTGCGCCCGGCCCGGCAGCTCGCCCGGGCCCGGGTCACCTCGACGCTGCCCTACGCCGGGGTCATTGAGTTCGGATGGCCGCAGCACAACATCGACCCCAGCGAGTTCCTGCAGACCGCGGCGGTCGACACGCAACCGGAATGGCTCGGCGAGTACGAGCGGGACCTGCAGAAGATCGCCAACACCGTCCACGGAGCCTGACATGCCGAAGAACACCACCGCCGCACACCTGAGGATGACCCTCGACGGAGAGACGTTCGAGCTGGTGACCAAACCCGCGGACCTGGTCGCCGCCGAACACTCGATGCGCCGGGAGAAGATTCCGAACCCGACCGAGAACGCGCCGAT